AACTGAAGGAATAACTGTTAGTATAGAGACTAATGGTCAAACTTTAGGGGAAATAAGTGAAGCTTATAATAAATTTTTAAGTGCGTGTGGATTTCAAGTTTTATATGAAGACGAAGATGTATATCACTTAAAAGATTTAACATTAGAAGAATTAGAAGATTTTACTAAACAAGAACGATTAAATATAGATACAGATGAAGACGAGGAGTAGTATGAATTTGTATAAAGAATATGTAGATGACTATTGTGAAAAAGGAATGTCAGTTATTCCAGATAAATTTGCAATGAAACAACCAGCTATAAAAGGGTGGACGGAATATTGTGATAGACAACCGACTGAAGCAGAAGTTTTACAATGGAAAGATGCTTTTGATAAAACTAATATAGCTTTGTGTACTGGTAAAGCTTCGGGAGTTATAGCAGTTGATATGGATTGTATTGATCCTGAAATAGTTGAGATAATTAATCAAATGACTATTCCGTCACCAGTTGAAAAAGTGGGTGCTAAAGGATGGACTCGCTTTTATAAATATGACCCTGCTATAAAGACTTGTAATTTAAAACATAATGGACAAGTAGTAATTGAAATCTTAGCTGAGGGTAAGAAGACTACATTACCTCCCTCTAAACATCCCAGTGGAGCTTCTTATACATGGACTGATAAATCTTTATTAGATATAGATGTAAATACATTACCTAAATTTCCAACTAATTTCATTCCGAACTTAAATCAAAAGCTTTTACAATTAAGTTCTTTTAATGAAGCATGTTCTCTTACTAAAATAATTAATGGACGAAATGATGAATTAGTAAAATATTGTTCTAATTTAATAAGGGATAAAATTCCTATTAATGATGCTGTATTTAAATTAATTAAATATGATGAGGAAAAACATGAGACGCCCCTTTTTACTGATTCGACTGAGCTTAGGCATGACGAACCTTTTACTAACGCCCTTATGTTATATACTAACTGTTTACATTCATTTAACTCAAAAAGATTCTCCAGCTCACAATCGTATGAAATCCCAGTTATACCTAGAATTGAAGGAGATAAGGGAGAAGATGAAGAGGGAAAGTTAAAAGGCGGAAACCGCCCAAAAAAGTTAAACCCCGTATTACCGAAACCGGACGGTGTCCTAGGTGCAATCATGAATTATATATTAAGAAATAGTTATATAGAACAACCAGCATTTGCTTTTAGTGCAGCTCTCTCACTAATATCTACTTTATGTGGACGTAAGTTTGAGTTCGAAGGAGTTGCTCCTAATCTATATATACTTAATGTTGCTCCCTCTGGAGCTGGAAAAAATGCTCCTCAGGAAAAGATTAAGGAAGCTTTAATAGATGCTAAATTAGAATTCTTATTAGGAGCAGGAGACTATGTATCAGATGCATCTTTAATGGATACTTTACCTGAAAGTCCTGTACGTCTTGATATTATTGATGAAGCAGGGGGATTATTAGCTACCATTAGTAAAGGTGGTTCTCCTTATAATACTAAAATGGCAGATATATTAGCAGAATTATATACATCCTCTACGTCTATTTTCTTAGGAAGACAGACAGCAGTAGGACATAAGGGACGCTCTATTAGACCTAATGTCAACCTTCTTTGCTCCACTACTCCTAGGGGACTCTCCGAAGGAGTCTCCACGACATCTATTGAGAAAGGTTTGGTAGGGCGTTTCCTTATTTTTAAAGGAGATTACAATAAAAAAGCAAGGAGAGTAGAAAGTCCTACTTCCTTAACCCCAAAAGAAAAAGATGATTTAAATTTCTTAGCAGGATATCAACCTAATAAGAATACCGATAAAATTGCAGGTATTAAACAAGATATAACAAAACTACAAGCGACAGAAAAAGCTCATGAATTATTACAAAAATACTTTGATGAATTAGATCTTTTAAGAACTACCACTGATTCCGATAATAAATTATTACCTATTATCAGTAGACTATATCAACAATTATTAAAAATATCTTTAATACATGCAGTATCTAGACAATTATTTACACCTACTATCATAGTTGATGTAGAAGATATCCTCTTTGCAAACCAAACTGTCAGATATTATTACCAAGTTATACAAGAAGTTATTGGGGAATCTATATTCGATAATCAATATGAAAATAATCGTAATAAAATATTTAACATTATAAAGACAGCAGATTCTCAAGGGATAGCTAGAAATAAATTAACTAGAAAAGTAAGATATTTAAAGAAAAGAGAAAGAGAAGAGATCTTAGAAGATTTACTAGAATCTGGAGAAATTGAATTAGTAGCTGTTAAAAAAGAAGATACTAACCGAACCGTTTATGTATATAGGAGTGTAGAAGAATGAAATTAAATTATGGAATTAACCCAAGTATATCTAATGAAGATTATCATTTAGATAGAAATTTTGAATCATCATCTTCCCTTAAACTTTTTTTAAAGGATTCTAGAGAATATTATAAAAAATATATACTAGGAGAAAAAAGAGAAGATACATATAAGAGTGCTTATGACTTTGGTTCTTATATACATTCTTTAATTCTGGAACCAGAGAAAACTGATGATGAATTTATTATATTTGATGGACTAACTAGAAGAGGTAAAGCTTGGACAGAGTTTAAAGAAGCTAATCAAGATAAGATTATTATGACTAAATCTCAAGATCTTATGGCAACTAGTTTAATAAATGCTTATACTGATAATAAAGAAACCCAAGGATTAATTCAAGATGGTTGTCCAGAACATACTTTATGTACTGAATTAGAAGGAATAAATATAAAAGTTAGAGTTGATTATATTAAGGAAGGATTGGTTATAGACTTAAAAACTACATCAGATCCAGTAGATAAATTTAGTGCGGCGAAGACAATTATAAGATTTGATTATGATTTAAGTGCCGCTTTATATGTGGATGCCTTTAAAGAATATTCTGGAAAAGACCATGATTTTCTCTTTGTCTTTCTAAATAAACAGAATAATGACGTTTCTGTGCTAAAAGCATCAGCTAATCTATTGGAAAATGGTAGACGTAAGTATAAAGCTGCTATTAGAGGGTTGCAAAATGCTAGAAATACTGGTATATTCTATAAAGAGGGAGTTCAAGAAGTAGATTTACCTTCATGGGCGGAGTTTAAAGATGGCACGGACACCAAAGGATTGTTGGGAGACAGCTGATATGATCATAGAATTACATGAAGCTATCAAACATATTTCACATTATATTGGACAAACTCCCCCTAAATATGATAAGGAATATTGGGTTAAAGTAAAGAAAAGATTACAAAGAAGAAGAAAGAAACTAGAGAAATTAATATTAATTGGTGAGTTAGATGTGGAACATTGGTATGGTGATGAAGCTATTAGAAAGAAAATGGTAGATTATTTAACAATACAGGGAGTATTTAAGAAATGATAGTAACAACTAGAGTAGATTTAGTATTGACAATATTACAAACATTAGTTATATATGATTTAATACGTATATTTGTAAGTATAACTTTACAATTGATAGGACAAACTATAAGGAGAAATACCGATGCCGACAAATAGAGAATTAGAATTAGATAGAATGAAAAAGTTAGATGTTATGATGGAAAAACTTGATAAAATATTAATTTTATTAGAAGATAAAATATCGGAACCAAGGAAAAAAATTGCGAGGAAAGTTAGCAAGAATAATTAGAAAAATTATAGGATTTGATCCTAATGAAGAAAGAACTTATAGGGTTACTGATAAAGGAGTTATAGTTGAAACCACAAAGAATGAAGATGAAAAAGATACTATGGTAACAAAAAGAAGTATATATAGAATGTCTAAGAAAAAATATGTGAGGGCAGGGTTAAAATGAACCATTTAAATGAAGAAACAATTATGGAAGTATTAGCAGACTTATTGAATGGAGGATATTTAGAAGATTATGATACGGAAGAGCAAATGCATATAATAGAATTAGTAACTGCAGGAATTAAAAAATACCATGCAAAAGAATTAGATAAATTTTTAGAAGGTTTACATAAAGAATACCAATATAATGATAAGAAAAGAAATCTTTCTGATCTTTAACTTGCCACATACAGGGAGAAACATTTATGATAGAAAATGTTCAGACACAAGGAAACCAAGAAAAGAAAACGTATGATCCAGTACCAGATGGTGAATACGTAGTAGCTTTAAACAGAGTTACTGAAAAACAAACTAAAGCAGGGACAGGTTCTTATATAGACGCTTCCTTTTCAATCGTCGAAGGCGATTATGAAAAGCGTTTATTGTTCCATACTTTCTTAATCAACCACACTAGTGATAAAGCTCAATCAATTGGTAGGGAACAATTAGATAAGTTCTTAAAATCAGTTGGGGTAAATGGAGGATTTGACAGCTTAGGAAATGATTCTATGGCATTAGAAGCTTTAGTAGGTAAAGAACTTCTCGTAAATACAGCAATAGAAGCTAATCCAGGTTATAAGGATAGAAACAAAATTAAGAAATTTATGAGGAGATAGATGTTATTCAATGGTGAGACATACACAATTCAATTCTGGCAAGATGAGAGATTAGGGAGAGTCCTTGCCATTGATACAGAAACATCTATAAAACCTTTTACAGAGACTCCTGATTTAATTACTTTTCAAGTATACGATGGGGAGTCTCTGTTTTATGTTCCAAAAGAAAAGGTGTTTGAATTTTTAAACATACATAAAGACCGAATCTTAGTATTTGCTAACGCTGCCTTTGATATAGATGTTATAGAAAAAGATACAGATTTCAGATTCAAAAAACAAATTGAAGGAGAATTAATTTATGATATACTTATTCTTTATCGTTTACTTAAGCTGGGCGTTGTTGGTTGTGTTCCTAATAGGTTTGGATTATCTGCTATCACTGAAGAATTCCTTGGAGTAGCATTAGATAAAAGTAACGAGATAAGATGCAATTTTGAGCAATTTAAAAATATTCCTTTAGAAGATATACCAACAGACTTTTTAGATTATGGAGCGGCGGACGTTGTAGCAACTTTTAAAAACTATATTAATTTACAAAGGGAAATAACAAAGACAAAAACAACTACATGTTTGTCGCACCATATTCAGTTACTAGGATCCCTAGCATTGAATAGAATGTATAAGAACGGAATAGGTTATGACGAAAGTAAAGCAGTAGGTGCATTAGAATTGTTAAGAGATAAAATGAAAAAACATTTTGATATAATGTGCACATATGGTTGGGTTAAAGGAATGAAAGGTAATCAAGAAGTATATAATAATATTATTGAATACCTGGAATTAGATTTACCTAAGACAGACCGTGGAGATTATTCCATGAAAGAAACTGACTTAGAAAAATATAAGTATGATCCTTTTATATTAAGTTACCTAAACTATAAAAAATTAGAAAAGACTACATTCTTTATTAGAAAATTATCTGGATCTAGAGTACATCCAAGATATGACCTATTAAAGAATACAGGAAGAACTGGATGCTCTTCTCCTAATATACAACAGCTACCTAGAAATGGAGAAATTCGATCTATGTTTAAAGCTGATGAAGGCACTGTTCTTTTAATCACAGATTATAGTGCTATCGAATTAGCTACTCTAGCTCAAGTATTATATGACGAGTTTGGATCTTCCATCATGAGAGACAAGATAAACGAAGGGACAGATTTACATAAATATTATGCATCTGTTCTTTTTAGTATTCCAGAAGACAAGGTAGAGAAATGGCAAAGACAAGCTGCTAAGGCAGCAAACTTTGGTTTTCCAGGTGGTCTAGGTATACATACTTTTATAGAATTCTCAAAAGGATATGGTTTAGATATCTCTCCAGCAGAAGCTACAAGAATGCGTAACACATGGTTTAAAGCATTTCCTGAGATGAGGAAATATCTTGCTAATGAGCAAGGGCATGTATGGACACGTACAGGACGTCTTAGAGCTAATACAACCTTCTGTGCTGAGAAGAATACCCCTTTCCAAGGATTAGCAGCAGATGGGGCAAAGATCGCCCTATATAACCTTATGACAGAAGGGTTTAAATTAGTAGGATTTGTACATGATGAAATTATCACAGAGGTACCTAAAGAAAAAGCTGAAGAAATGCGTGTACTTCAAGAGCAAATTATGGTACAATCTATGCAAGTAGTTGTACCTGATATCCAAATTCAAGTGGAGTCAACTATATCGGAGAGATACTGCAAATGATTTATCCGGAGACCTTCATGTCAAAAATATCTAAAATATCTAAAAATAGAGACAAGCTTATTGATCAATTAATAGATGATAAGAATAGAATATATATGAAATTAAAGCGTCTAGAGAAACAACTGGATGTAAACAAATCCCAAGTAGAGCACTGGAAGCTACGCTACAAACTACTTAAGGGTAAAATTAAGGAGAACGTTAATGAAGAATGTAACAGTAGAATTGAAACCAGGCGATCTAAGACAAGCTAAGGATTTTGCTGGAGCACGTCGAGATCAAATAGATACTAATAACTACTATTCAAAAAGAGGTCAAAAGAATACTGACAAAATAGAATATGATTGCTATGTAGGAGCATTAGGGGAGATAGCTATTTATAGGTTCCTTAAGAGATTAGGTATCAAAGCAACAGCTCCTGACTTCAATATATATGACGCAAAGAATAAAAGTTTTGCAGCAGATATGACAGATAATAAAGGAAATAACTTTCATTGTAAATCTCAAAGTGATAAATCACAAGAGCTATATGGGACAGCATGGATATTCCAATATGACGGAATTGGTATGGGACATAAAGATCCTTTGTTTAAAAACTATACCAATAAAGATTATTTAGTTCTTTGCTCTGTAAATCCTGATGCAATGGAAGTAGATATATATGGAGTAATTCAAGTAGAAAATGTAGTTAAGAAAGATTTACTAACCCTACCCGATGTAGATTGGTTAAAAACCAGTAAACGAAAATTAGGTATAGAAGAAGTATATTCTTTATCCTGGTATGAAAGATGGGGTAGACTTAAGAAGTCTATTATGTTATAATTACTTATGGGTTAATTTACGGGCGGTGTCGTAAGACTTAATACCGCCGTCCAGATCCATAATTAGGGAGTAGAATGTCTGAGAATCCAGGAATAAAATATGATAATGAAAAGCTCATGTATGATCTTATAGATGCTGATTGTTTAGAAGACCTTGCTAAAGTCCTTACTTTAGGTGCGATTAAATATGATAGAAATAACTGGAAAAATGTAGAGCCGTATAGATATG